TTCAAGGCGGATGATCTACCAGAAGGTATTCGGCACACCGGAGGGTACGGCAGTACTCACGGATCTGCTGAATGAATGCGGGTATTTCTCTGTCGATCCCAAGATCATCAATCCGGAGCTTATGGCGTTCGCACACCTGATCCTGCAGAGGATGGGTGTGAACATCATTCAGAACCTGGGCAATTACGTGAATGCCATTGTCCAGACGGCAACAGATATTGATGTCAGACCTGAGCAGGAGGAGGTAAAGGCATGAAGTTTTTTTTCAGGACCATGATGAGCCCGGATGACGGCGGCGGAGCAGGGAATCCGCCTGCGGCAGAGCCCGGAATAACCGACAGCATCATTGAGGGTGCAGGCGGCGGAGAAGGTGGTGCCGGAGGTGCAGGAACACAGGATGATGCACCGAAGGATCCGGCGTGGATGTCCCAGCTTTCCAAGGAGATGAGGGACAACAAGGAGCTCATGGATGCCCTCAGGGGATACAAGAACCTGGGAGATCTCGCAAAGGCCCATTTTGACGGCAAGAAACAGCTGGAGGGTATGATCAGGATCCCGCACAAGGGAGACAGCGATGCCGATGTGCTGGCGTTCTTCAACAAGCTGGGAATGCCGCTGGATGCGAATGAATACGAGCTGAGTGACTACGACATGGATCCTGAGAGCCTGAAGCTCTCGAAGGATCTTTTCCGTCAGACAGCCCATAAGAACGTCCTGACCAAGGCCCAGGCCAAGAACCTCTGGGAGAGTCAGGTGGCCATGGCCAAGGCAGTAGGCAACATCCAGGCGAAACAGGCACAGAAGGTCATAGACAGCTTCGAGCCCCGTTACAATGCGCTCCTTGAGCCTGCATATCCCGTTGAGGCAGACAGGCAGGCGGCGATCAAGGGAGAGATAGGGCTTGTCAGCAGCATGCTGTCGGAGAGCCCAATCCTGGCGAAGGCCATGAAGGACAGCCAGCTGATCTACAATCCGGCCATCATGCATGAGCTGGCATCGTATGTGAAGAAACACACGGCCAACTTTGTCGACAACAAGGGTGGGAACAAGGGATCCCAGAAGGTCGGTGAGATGGGAGATTACTCCTCCGAGTTCATGGATTATGCGAAAGGAGGCAAATGATGGCAGGACTGCTTGATGACCTCATAGCCGGCATCGATGCCCGGCAGACAGACGAGAAGAAAGATTCCCAGGACAAGAGGAACACCGGAACAGAAGAAAAAAGAATGTTCGGGGACTATTCCCCCGAGTTTGTGGATTATGCGAAAGAAACTGCCGTTGGCAGTTCAACAGAGACTGGTGAAAAAGGACCGGGAAAAGATAACGAGTAACCTTGACTGGGAATCGTGAATGAATACCGGGGACAGTAAGCAAGTCAACAGAATCATAGGAGAAGTGTGATATGTCATTACTTACACCTTATCAGCAGATGAATATCGTGGAAGCTCAGAAGCGTGCAGGATACACCACAGCAGCTGAGTTCCTCGGAGAGCTTGCCAAGAAGAATGATCTTCTGCAGTTCCTCCCGTTCTTCCCGGCCTCTCACGGCGGCTATCATCAGTGGCTTTCCGCCGTCAGACTGGGAGCAGGTTCCTGGGGAAAAGCAAACTCAGGTATCGCAAAGATCTCAGCATCTTCGGATCTCGAAACAGAGGGAATCTACCTCTACCGTGCCGACTCCCTTGTTGATGATGTCATCCTCAAGACAGCACCGAACAGGATTGCGGTCCGTGATTCGGAGGATTCGGCCAACGCCGAGGGTTTCCTGCAGGGCTGGTTCACAAAGCTGTTCTATGCGGACGGAACGGATCCCGATGGATTCAAGGGCCTTGCCGCACGCAGGTCAACACCTGATACAGACGGCGAGAAGACCACCTGGGATGCAGGCGGAAGCGGATCTGACTGCACGTCCGTCTGGCTCTTCGAGTTTGGCCAGAACGGATTCAACATGAGGCATCCGGTCAATGCACAGCCCGGTTTCAGCGACAAGGACATGGGACTGAAATATGTCAATGCCCCTGACGGATCAGGCCAGTACTACGCTTGGGTGCGCCATTATGAGATCTTTGCCGGCCTTCAGATCAAGAAGAAGCACTCCGTGCAGAGACTTGCAAACATCGAGACAGCAGGATCAAGCAACCTGTTTGACCCGGATATCTTCATCAAGATGAAGAACAAGCTGCCTGAGATGGGCCGCGGAGCAATGGGATTCGGTAACAGGACACTCCACGCAGAGGTCGAGACCGCCGCCTACAACAAGACAAACGCTGCTTACAGCCTTGTCGATATTGAAGGTTTCGGCCCGGTCACACGCGTTGTCGGTGTTCCTATCATGATCGCCGAAGTTATCACAGACACAGAGACAGCAGTCAGCTAAGGAGGAACGGAAATGAGAGACGCATTACTTTATCTCGGAAAGCTTCAGCCTGCTACAAAGACCACCCGTGTATATTCAGCCAATCAGCTTGATCTCGGTGTGGTCAAGCAGAATCTCGGTGATGTGAAGAACCTCTATGTCTGCTTCCAGTTGGGAGAGGACGTTGCCTCAGGAGACACCTTCCTGTTTGAGCTTTACGATTCCGCAGATAACAGCACTTATGCTCTTATCTCTTCAAACGGAACCGCTATCTCTTCAGGTAAGGCCGGAGACATCATCAAGGTTCCCGTACCGAAGAGCGTTCGCAGATATCTCAAGGCCGGATGCTACCCGAATTCCTCGGGTACTCTCGATGGTCAGGACGTTGAGTGTTGGCTTGAGTTCTGTTAAGGACTTTGGGGGAGGCAACTCCCCCATCCTTTATCTTCCCGGAGGCTTCAAATGGCAATGACATTCAAATGCAATACAAACTGGTTCGATTCAAGTGCTGTCAGATTCTATGAGGAAGGCGTTGAATACGACATCGACCTTGACTACATGGCAAAGCTCGACACACTCAAACGCTTCAACGGAGCAGAGGACGCTTACAAGGCAAAATACGAAGTAATGAAGCCGAAAACAAGCAAAAAGGCCAAAAAGGAGCCTATTACTTCGGAAATCACGAATTTAGAAGAAGCGAATGAGGCTGAAGCATGAACCTTGCATATCCCCGTGAATGGCTCGTCATAGCCAACAGAGCTTTGAACCTGATCGGAGAAACCGCGCTTCAGGACTTCACAGGAACAAGCGAATCAACTCAGAACATCACGATACAACTGCCGTCTGTCGTGCAGTCCGTCCTCTCTCAGCACACCTTCAGATGCGCGAGGAAAAGGACTTCTCTTGCGGCGGTCCTTGATGCGCCTGCCTATGGGTACAGGTATGCGTATCAGCTCCCCTCGGACTACTGCCGGATCGTTGAGGTCAACGGCACGGAAGACTTCTCAATCGAGGGAGACAAGCTGCTTTCAAACGACACAGGCATATTCATCACATACATCGCGCTCCCTGAGACACCTCAGACGCTCACGCCCGCCATTCAGGAGTGCATTGTGTATCTTCTTGCACATACCCTTGCAAGGACCACAACCACAAACGACAATCTTGCAGTCATTCTCTATCAGCAGTATACGGCCCTTCTCGCTCAGGCGATCAAGCATGACGTCCAATCAGGTGAAATCTCGGTCTACTATGCGGGAAGGACGGACAGCGACATCTATGCCACAGGCGTTGCATTGATGGAGAACGCCATTCCCCACCTTCTCGGAGGATTCCGCAAGCGCAACGGAACACACTTCTTCGGTTCGCTGCACAACTCATTCATCAGACCGATTGAGCTTTACACAAGCTACAAGAGCTACGCTATACAGGCCGATGCAAGCAAATTCTACGTCTTTGATTCAGACGATCCTTCAACGGTGCTTTGCGAGTGTTCCCATTCCTACGGAGCAGACATCGAGAGCATCCAGTACAGGGCCAACAAGGGTGTGCTTTACATTGTCCACCACAAACACGCAGTACAGAAACTTGAGATAACCGAGAGCGGAGGCGTATACACAGCCACCCTCTCTACAATCACATTCGTTTCCGATTCAGACCCGGACAGGTGCATCACCTTCTCCGGAACAGGCAATTATCCATCGGCAATCTGCTTCAAGGGCGGAAGGCTCTTCTTGGGAGCAACCGATAACCACCTTATAACCACCTACGGTTCAAGGACACCTTCAAACGGTCAGGACAGATACAACGATTTCACGCTGTACGATACCAACTGGAACTATCAGAGGACCAGTGACACAACCGTTGACCCGAACAAGACATACTATGCCTATGTCACGGAACGCTACGTTCAGACAACGGACACAACTGTAGATAATACAAAGATTTACTATACAAAGTCAGGCAACGCCTATTCAAGGGTCATTCCGGTTGGAACCGAGGACCCGCAGGCGTTGAACTGGTATGAGTGCCAATACCTCACAACCGGCATATACGAACAGGTCACACCGGGCGGAAGCGAGAACCCGGCGGCTCAGACTTGGTACGAATACGTCAGCACCGTTGAGGTCACGAACTCACATGCAATCGAGCTTGAAGAGAACGACATGTACGGAACGAAGATTCTATGGTACGTTGTTCAGAACAGGCTCATTTGCGGCAACAACCGCTCAATCTTCATGGACACAGGCGCAGCAGCCACCCCGGAAGGGTTTGACCTCTCCGTTGTCCTCAACACCGGCACGACACCGGTTCAGGCGAAGGTCTTCAAGAACTACGTCTGTTTGGTCGGTCAGACCGGAAAATCCCTGCACATCATGGTATGGGACGAGGATTCGGAAGGCTATGTTACAATAGACATGTCAAAGAACTCCCCGCACCTTCTCAGGGCAGGAATCAAGGACTTTGACATCGTTGTTGACCCGATTCCCACGGCATGGATCGTCACGAATAGCGGAGAGCTTCTGTCTTGTGCTTATGACACATCCACAGGTCTTGCAGCATGGTCCAAACATCCGAGGACTTGCGGAAAATACGTTGGAATCACGGTTGCCGGAGAGAACCACAACAGGATATTCCTCACCGTCAAGGATGGAGAATACTACCACGGCGAGTATCTTGACATCACGGACCATGAGACCATTGACGATGCCTTCTATGTTGATTGCGGAGAGATCATCGAGAACGCCACGGCTCAGACCACGTTCACATTGAACTCAGCCCTTGAAGGCCATGATGTTGTCGCTCTCGGTGACAACGGCGTTATGCCCGTCAAGACCGTAGAGAACAACAAGGTCACATACGACACCCCGGTGAAGAAGCTCGTTGTAGGTCTCCCGATCATAACGAAAGTACACACCTTCTCCCCGGAGATTCCTGCAAACGGAACCTCTCAGGGAAAATTCAGGAACATCAAGAACATACTGGTAAGGCTCTATGAATCATACGGCGGAAAGCTCGGACAGACCGTTGAGGCGGCAGAACCTATCCTTCTCCGCAGATACGGCGCATACAGCTACGGCGATCCGATAACG